CTCCATCTGCCTTATGAGTGCCGTCGCTGACTGGCTTGACGACATCTTTAAATACTTCCTTGGCTGCCCTGTTGAGCGCCTCAGACGAATCGTTCTCTGGATCATCCCCAGTTGGGATAAGGAACGTAGTCAAGAGTGCGTACTTCAGTGCTCCAGTCGTTGCCTTGTACACGTGCTTGTCGCCGGCATCTGCTCCAGATCCTAGCGAGAAGATCGTGATCTGCTGTCCGCTCTCACCATCAATCAGGTGCCACGAGTACTTAAACGTGAGAACCGTCTGCTTACCAGACGGAGACTTCTCCTCGCTAAGCAACAAGATGTCGCCTGGAACGATGATGATGCCACGATCAGATAGCTTCTCCCGGATGGTGTCCGCTACCTGCGAAGCCATCACGTACTTGTATCCCTGGGCTTCGTTCTTGCCACCCTTGGCAATGTATCCGATCTCGCCCATGATCTCGGACAGCTTTCCGGCTAGTGTCTTACTCGCCATTTTCCCCTCCTCTACACTTGGTGAAGAACTCGCAGTATCCGCATGGGAAGAGCCAGTTCCCCGTTTTCTTTGACCTGTACTTGTCTTCTGAGAGTCTCCATGGGGGGACGTCTCTAAATCTGTCACTGTTCAGTACCTCCAATATCCTCAGGGCCTTGTCTCGCCACGACTCATCAACGATGAACTCTTCGGTGGCTAGGTCCCCTGCCCTGATGTAGACCAGTCTAGCAGAGTGGGGCTCCCCACGCAACCTGCTGATGGCCTCGGCGTAGATCGAAGCTTGGATCTGGTGCTCTGGCTTAGGAATGAACTTCCATGCAGAGTCACGAACAGACTTGTACTCAATCACCTGCTTCTCTCCGTCCTTCCACGTCACGACAGCGTCAATGTTACCCGCGAAGTTAAGCTCTGGGATCTCAACCGGCACCTCCTCCTCATAGGACAGGAGATGCTCAGAGTTCTTTAGAACCTTGTTGAATACGTCGCCAATAATCTTTCCGCGCTCAAAAATACGAAAGACCCCTTCGTCACGAGGATCAGTAGGCTCTACGTTATTACCGTAGTACCACTGCTGCCTAAGGCAGCTCCCAAGCAAAGAACCTCGCCATTTAGCCGCTGACGGCCGGTCCGTTCTTGCTTGGACGATCCCCTCTTCAAAGAGGTCGCCAATTAACTTCCTTACCATTGCCCCTCCTATTCCCCTGAGTAGACCTCCCTAGGCCGGAGGGGCGCCAGCCTAGGGAGAGGTTTTACAAACCTAGGATGGATTCTACAATCGCATCCCAATTGTTGTCAAACCGTACCGCCTTGTCGTCCACGTAGGCGACCGCGACAGGCTTGCCAACCCCGGAATATATCTCGTCGTATGGCACACCCCATGCGTCAAGGCTGGCCTTCATATCTGCCACCCTTTCAGCTGAGTCTGGGAACTTCTCCCAGGCCCTCGCGGAGTGTATCACAATCTTGTATCCGTTTGCCCTGAGCCTGGACAAGCCCTCCACAGCTCCAAGAGCTGGGACTACTGTTCCAAAGACTCTGACAGCAATTGTGTCGTCATAATCAACACACACACTAGTCGAAGCAATCAGATCAAAATCGGTCATCGGTGAATGCTATTAAGGAGTGGCTTCATCTTGGCGAATACGTCTCGCAATACAAGGACGTCTGCCTCGCAGTGCTCAACGATAGTCTTAAACGCCTGCTTACCCTCGTTGGTATGTCGGCGCTCTGCGTCCTGCCAAAGACGAACGTCAAGTGGAGTCTTGCTATTGTTGGTACGGAAGTACTTGGAGATATTCTCAAGGCTTCTGCGACCTGCTCGCATGTGCCGACCCGTTGCGTACCACATCAGGTCAATATGCATCTGTGTCCCGATAGGACGCTGACCGGTCTCAAGCAAACGTGCGTTGATGATCGGAAGGTCAAACATCTTTGAGTTCCAACCAACAAGGATGTCGTACTGTGCAAGCTCATCTGAGATTGCCTTTACAAGCTTGCTGTCGTCCATCCACGTCTTGCCCTTGTGTGTCTCTAGTGACAGGGTCTTAACGTTGCCGAACTCGTCCGCTACGCTCATGCAGAAGATCGTAGTCCATGAGGAATACGTCGTCTCAAGGTCGTAGAAAGCAATCCGGAAGCCGGCGTAGTCACCCTTAGGGGTTGACTTGATAACCCGTACTTCCTTTGGTGCCGCCGGGTGGTTGGCCGAATAACGCTTATGCAGCTTCTGAGCCTGATCCTTTGTGATGTCTAGCTGGGCAGCGATATCCTTGAAGGAGAGCCCCTTCTCCTTGAGCAGCCCAATGCGCTCAATTGATCTATCGTTTGCCATTCTTTTCTCCCTATAACGGAGGGCGCCTCGGCTGAGCCAAAGCACACCCATCCCAGCCGATACTAGTCCACAGTGATGATGCGCGTCAAGGCCTTACTTACGACCAAACTCAGCTGCTTTGATGAGGTCCAGGCTGACCTTTTCAGCACCGTCAACTCCTACCTCAATCCTGACTCCGCCAACCACGTAGGCATCCTCAAGGATATGAGGAGCAACAAGATCTGGGTAGTTCACGTTGCCCCTGCGGACGTTGACCGTAACTACGTCCCCGAGGTAGAAGTCCTCAAAGGGCCTGATCGCGTCTGGAGCCAAAGTGATCGTAGTGGCCGATACGTTGAGCATATCGCTCGTCATGTCAAGAAGTGATTTGGCATACTTCTCTAGCTCGGTTGCGTCTGCAAAGTTTGACTCCGACCTAAGCAGTGGAGCGTACCCAAACTCCTGCTGTGACCCAGTGTTCTCCACCAGTTTTCCCTGGGATCGAGATCCAGAAATAGATGTGGTTGACCCGACAAGGAACGCAGTAGAAGGGACCACCCTAACGGAGTTCCTTAGGGCCCTGCCATCCCTCTTATGCCTGAACTGATCAATTACTCCTGGGTAGTTAAAGATGTACTGGGGGGTAGACGTAGTCTGCGCAGGAGATACGTAAAGGTACGACCCTGGTGACGCACCGCCCCTGATCCCAACAAAGTTGAACACGGTCCGCCAAGGGATTTTAATCCCGTTAATGAGGTCATACCTTGACGTTGAGTTCCTGTTTACTGTCATCTCCTTTTCGCACATAGCCCTAAGGTGGTCCAGTACTGACTCCCCGGATGTGAAGTACCGAAGAGACTCAGTGCTCCATGTCTGTCCTGATGCAAGCTGATGAGTCAGCCACTGGAACCTTCCGTAGGAACCTCCTGCAGCGGCAATCTCTGGGACCCTAGCCGTAAAAATCTGGTTAAGGGTCTTAGACTCAAGTCCCATAAGTGAAGTGCTGTCCTTGGTGCTGTCCGCGTCAGCACCGTTGACGTCGTGTACGTAACCAACAATACCGTAATCTGTACCAGATGTAACTGTCTTGTTAACACACTCAACCATCGGGAAGGCCGAGAAGCTGTAGGACAGTCCTTGAGCTAAGCAGTTAACTGCGTACGAGTTTACAATCTGAGGGGTAGTCCCAGACCAGTAGCCAAGAACTCCGCTGCTAGTAGTAAGGGAAGGTGCGCTGCCCTCAGGTGTAATGTCTTCTGCAGTGGTTGACCCATAAGGCCTAATGTATAGGCGCCATTTAAGCTTAACAGTGGTTGTAGTTGATCCTATTTCAGCCCAGCTAGCTGGCCATACATTGATTGTGCATACCTCGTCTCCCGGGCTTGCCTTGATTGCCAGCTTAATAGTCTTGATCCCGAAGTCAGTAGGTACGTAGTTGTCTCCTTCAATATCGTAAAGCTTTTTAGTAGCGTCTCTGGCGGCCCTCTCGACCACAACTATTCCTGTCAAGGTATAGAAACCGCTTGCCTCACTGTAAGTAATGTCAAGCTGGTTCTCCTCACCGGCGTCATTGGTGCAGTATATACCGATAGGATTTCCTGAAGATCTACCGTATGAGTTAGAATTCCTCTGGAGCATCAGATTCCTAGTTCCAGCTGGACCGTTTGAGAGACCATTTGCGTCCGTGTTGACTCCTGGAGTTGTTGTTGAACTGTAGGAGACATAAAGCTTTGGCTTCCTTGCATCCGTAGCGGCTGTACTGTAGAAACAGTTTGCATCAGATACAGCGTCTGATCCGTTGTAAATAAGAATGCCATGGTTAGCGTTAGTTTTCCATGCCGTGACTATGCTTGTAACGTCAACATCGTACACTCCCTGGTCAACCAGTGGCGAGATAGTCGTATTAGCCTGCCCGGTTGAGGTGTCGTTTGCGTAAACGGCTGCGTAGTCGCAGTTAGCATTTGACGAGTTTGCCCACACTCCCTCGGCTCCTGTTGTCGTGTCTCCTGTCCAGTCGGCCAGCATCCTTCGTATGGTAATCCCTCGTCCCCCGATGTCCGGCTCCATTGGTACTGTGTGGTCTCCTGTGCCATTTGAGGCAGTTAGTCGTAGGATAGCTGCGCCAATCGTCTTAGTTGAAATGTCTGGAATGTCAAATTTGACCAAGGAAGACACTGTGTACTTAGGGTAATAAAGTGTACCTGTTGTGGTGGCTAGAGAAGTTGCCCCACCGGTATAGCCCTCAAGTAGAACCATAATCGTTCCCTGGTTTGGCGTACCTGCTCCTGCCATTGCCACAGCCATATACTTATTGCCTTGCAGTACAGCGTTTGAGCTTTCAATGTTAATCCATACAGGTAGCAATGGTACAATATCTGAGGAAATAGGAACTGCGGAAACAGTTAGAACTGCCGCCCAGCTTGAATACGTAGTGTCATAATATACCTGCCACTTTGAGATTGTAGCAGCAAAAGGGTACGCCCCAACTACTAGGTGCTGCTCTGTGTCGTGCGAGTTCCAGTCTGCTGTCGTGCTTTGTGCAGCAATTGTAGGAATAAGCGTTGATGCTGACCTGGTTGCCGTTAGGGATAGGTCAGCTGCCTCAACGATCTCGTCTGTACCAGGTCGAGTAATGGCATTATCTGTGCCAGACTCAGGGCCGATTAGCTTGGTGTAGTGCATGGAGATCATGGTCATGTAGTCCATCCCCTCGTACACGATCTCGTCGTTAGTGGCGTCGTATGAGGCAATCATTCCGGCAGCCACAACTACCCAAGATGAGCCATTCCATCTCTCAATCTTGTAGTGCCTTTTGAGAGGGATAAGCTCTGGGATTAGAGGGTGATCAATGGCAAGCGTCCAAAAGGCGCTGCCAACGTCGTTGGCGTACACCTCTGTACCAATGTTCTTGGCGTCAAAGATTACGCATCGCTCAGTGCCAACTGACCAGTTTGAGTTCTTATCAAAGATCCTGATCCTGTACCTGCTGGTAGCCATTATAGCCAGGCCTCAGTGAAGGTGATAATCGTGCTTGCTGTGCTGGTCCCACCGTATGTTACAGTCCCCGGATACACCAGAAAATCCCCTGTGGTTGAGGTGTGATTTAGCCGGCAGTTAGTTTGACCCATAGTTTCCATGTCAATGGCAATTGCCCCAGCAGCTACGGCTGTAACAACAACCGTGCTCGAGGTACCTCCGCTTGACCAGCTGAATGTTACAACCTGACCAGCAGTGCAGCTGGCCTTGGTCAAAAGTGGGTAAACTGTGGCGGAGCCTCGGTGGGTAGTGTATGCTGAAGCCAATGCGCGAGCCGCAGAGAGCGTCTTCCTTGGGTTAGGCGCTAAGAAACGCAGCTGTACAGGCTGTGAAAAGCCGTCCTTAGGCTTGCCAATAGAATTCCTTCTTGATACTCCGTATACAGGAAGAGATACAGGTCGGACGTTCATATCAAGCTCAACACCATCTGGGAAATCTGCTGCCAAATTCCAGCTAGGCTGGTAAAATCTTAACGGCCTAATGCCGTAGTTAGCAGAGAATGCTTGCGGCATTGGCTGTGTCGCAGAGGACAAAGCGTCAATCCTGTCCCAGAAGTCTCCTGTTGTGCTGCCATATACAGAGACAACCATATCAATATTTCTACCGCCTAGGTAGGACTCGGTAACGTTAACACCGTCCCTAAGGGCGGCCTTGTCAACATAGCCATCAGTTTGAACTGCCGCGTAATTTGCGGACTCAAGCTTGTAACCGGACAGCGGATCAGATCCAGCCCTGACGTTGGCCAGGGAGTTTAGATCCAAGTATTCAGTAGCGTTAATCTTGAGCTTAACTGGCCTGTTGAAATCCATCAGCCGACTCTCCTAAGCTTTCGCATTCTGTTGATCAGCCTGTCGTATCGAGTCCTGGCAGCAACGTAGTTCTGGTTGATCATTGGCACCGAAACATCGGTAGCCCCTGAGTTGACCTGCCACTGCTGGAACATCGTTCGGTCGTTCATGAGCCGGAAAGTTGCTTCTGCTGTCACGTAATAGCGGATTGCCTGCTCGGCGTTGATGTCCACGGTCTCAACTGTCCAGTCGCCGTAGCCAACCAGACGAAGGTGAGAAGTGTCGCCAGTTACTCGACCTGGCTGGATGTATAAAGTACCAGCGTGCATTTCCCAGCCGCTGTACGGTCCCCACCCGTTCTCCTGCTCAAGGATGTCGGTAACTTCGTACCACTCCTTGATCGGGCTTACGGTTGAGTCAAGGCGATACTTTAGTCCGTCAATACGGAAGATAGAGTCCATACCAGCTGGCATGGCAAAAGAAGACGCGTGGAAAGAATTGAGAATCTCAGGAAGCGCTACGATAGAGACCATCTCTCGTGGGTAGGACCTTGAGACCTCAGCAATTCCGAGCTCAATTAGCTCGGTTAGTTCCTGTGTGCTCCAAGTCCTGTCCACCCCGTCAGACTGACCCGTATCGCGTAGGTCCCTTCTGATCTTGTTCATTAGGGTGCTCAGTGTTGGCATTTATCCTCCATATGCCCTACCCCCAGCCGGCCGAAGCCAGCTGGGGATAAAAGGCGTACCGTCTATTACAGAGCGGTTGCGCGGGTCTCAAGACGCAGGTAACGGGTAATTCCCGTGCTGGTCTGTGGGACCACGTTGCTCACAACGCCGTCCGAAACCGCCACAGAAGCAACAGCAGTTGCTCCCACAAGGGTAATCGTAAAGGTTGTTGTGCTTGGAACTGATGCAATCGTCCAAGTGGTTCCGTTCAACTGGGCGTCAACACCGACTAGCCTGATTGACTCGCCTGCGAACAGCCCGTGAGCTGCGCTGGTAGTAATCGTTGCCAATGTCGTAGTAAGCACCTTGTTCGTAACCATAGCAGCCTTATCTCGGCCGCTGTACTCGCTGACGGCTGCCTCACCGATGATCATAGCACCGAAGCGCACCTTGTAACCAAGGAGAGCACGCTGCGAGAGTGGGTCGGTGTGGTCTCCACCAGGAGCGATAAAGTACGTCTGCATCGTCTGTGAGTCGCCGACGACGAATGCGTCAGGACCAAAGAAGAGTGCAGAGTAAACGGCCGTGCCGCTGACATCAAACGTCTTTGCCTCGTTAGAGACAAGGAAGCGAACGCCAGAGTACGCGCCGATCTCACCATTCAGCATCGTGAGATTCTGAACGTACTTCGAGGCTTCAAGGAAGCCGTGTCCCGAAGTGTCGGTCAAGAGATCGTATTGCTGATTTGGATGGATGATACAGCGATAGAAACCGTCTGGGAACGCAGGAATGTTGGCCGCCTTTAGGCGAGCAACTGCCTTCTTGATCTCAAGTCCGTTAAGCTTATAGTCCTGTCGGGCTAGGCCTTCAGCAATGCTGCTGACTGTTGCGCCGGCAAGTGCCGCACGGGTCGTGATCGTGGAGGTCGTGGACTGTGCCTGTGAGTAGTAAACTCGGGCGGTACCCGCGTTCATTACATCACGGACAATTCGGTCCATGGACAGGGCTGCAGCAAACGAAACGCGCTCCGATGCAATCGAAACGAGATCGTGCGGCGAGTCAACCTGAACGATATCGCTCAAGCTGGTGTATGCGCCGTACTGCTTAACCGAGAAGTATTCAGTCCGAACCGAGAGATTAATCGTCGGATCAGGCGTTACACCTTCGGTGAGTTCGGTGAGCCCGTGTGAGACGTCCGGATAGCGGACGTAACGGATTCGGTCCGTGCCCTTGACAAACGTGCCAGGGACATAGTTGCTCGGGAGAGCATGGACCATGTTATTGCGAAGCTCCTTCTGGACCGACTGCGACACCAGCGTCTGAACAAGCTTCTGATAGGCATTAGCCTCAGAGCCATTCAGAGAGCCAGTAAGGTGCAGTGGTGGCCCTGAGAGCGTAGTGCTCGTAGCCATTTAAATACTCCTTCTTACTCTTGCCAAGGATTACCAAGGGCCTTAAGGGCTCCAAGGATGTCCTCAGTCTTCATGGGCTTATCCTCAGCGACGCTACGCTTTGGCGTATTAACGTCTCCAAGGGTCTCTACGGCAGTCTCCTGACTGCCAATGAACTGCTTGACGAAGTTCTCAAACTCCGCTGCGCGTTC